TGGGCAATTTGGATGTTTTTTGCGGGAACATACGTGGGGGTAATGTTATGCAAAATGATCGAAATGATGTAATCAGCCGACAGACGGCGATTGAACGAGCGACTAAAGACCACGATTTTTATAAAGGGGCAATAACACCGGCAGACATGGCAAGACGGGATGAATTGCTTAATGTGATGTGTTGGTTGGGGGAGTTGCCATCCGCACAGCCGGAGCAACGGTGGATTCCGTGCGCGCCCGAGACGATGCCTGAAAACGATGACGAGGTATTTGTGACCTATACTGTCAACGGTAAAAAGCAAAGGTACGTTGAAACTGCGATGTGGTATGACGGAGACAAGGGTTATTGGACCCGTCCGTGGGATGAATACAGAGTGCCTGGAACGAAGGTAGATGTTATCGCTTGGATGCCCCTTCCGGAACCGTACAAAGGAGAAGAGTATGAGTGAGGCGATTGCGTTCATAAGTGGTCTTATAACAATGATGATTATATGGTTTGTTGATGACACGAAAAACAATCCGTACATGAGAGGCTATGCGGATGGTTTGCAC